AGTGTAATCAGAACTACTATCATGTAGAGACACTCTATTCCATCTTCCATAAATAGTCATACCTGCTGGAAACTCTACTGTATTAGCTATCGCTTCACTCTCTGCAGAGCTATCACTTTGATTTAAACCATTAGCACGTGTTTGGGTTTGAGTTCCAAAAAAAGCAACACCATCACCTCGTGTGTCAGGATCAGTCTGGTCTACTAAACTAGAAGCACCGTCTGTTGCGCCTACAAGCTGGTCAAACTTTACTGCTTCTAACATTGTTATAGCTACTATAACTTTACCGTGTGGAGGTACGAGATCTTTATCTCGTGTTTTAAGGTGTCCACTACCTAATTGCCCGAAGTTATAGGCAACTCCCTGTGAATTAATTCCCATTTTATTTTTTTACTTTTTCTAGTGATCTACCACCGAAGTATGCACCGATCACTGTTATTAATACTAATTGAAGAAGGTCCACGTAGGAATCCTTCACGTTAAAATTGATTGCACCAGCATCAATAAAGATTAATAGCATCGTGCATACTATTAAGAACACAA